GTTGGATAACAAATGGTAATGCCGTGCTTGAAAATTGGCAAGTAACACACATGAGATTATTAGGTAATGATGCATTTTTACCTTATGGTTCATCTATTATTGAACCTGCCAGAAGGATTTGGCGCCAACTAGTATTAATTGAAGATGCAATGTTAGTATATCGTGTCGTAAGATCTCCAGAACGCCGCGTTTTTTATATTGATGTCGGTGCTGTTCCACCTGAAGATATACCAAATTATATGGAGCAAGCAAAATCAACGTTAAGGGCAAACCAGGTTGTTGATAAAACGACAGGAAAGGTAGATCTTAGATATAATCCACTTTCAGTAGATGAGGATTATTTTATCCCAGTCCGTGGTGGAGAGTCAGGCACCAAGGTTGATACATTGGCAGGAGGTACAAATGTTTCTGCGATTGAAGATGTTGAATACATACAGAAAAAACTTTTTGCTGCGCTTAAGGTACCAAGAGCTTATCTTGGGTATGATGAAGCGCTAAGTTCAAAAGCAACATTGGCTCAGGAAGATATACGATTCAGCAGAACGATTAGTTATATTCAAAAGGTTGCTTTATCTGAGCTTAATAAACTTGCTATTATTCATTTATATGCGAATGGATACGATGATGATGATTTGTTGGATTTTCATCTAACATTATCAAATCCGTCCGCGATTGCACAACAACAAAAACTTGAATTATACAGAACAAGATTTGAAATTGCTGGCTCTGCACCAGAAGGACTGGTTAGTAAAAGCTATTTGTTAAAAAATATTATAGGATTAACAGATAAAGAAATAGAGTTACTCGAACTTGAAAAAGCAAATGATAAATTAAATGAACTTGAACTTGAAAACTTACAATTACCAGGGTCCGAAGATGAAGAAGGCGGCGACGAAGAGATTGACGATGAAGAAGGCGGCGACGAAGAGGCTGGCGATGAAGAGGCTGATGACGAAGAAGGATTGTTTACAAGTAACGTTAGAACCGGAAATATATTAACAGCCGATAACAAAAATGATGATTCTAATAAGTCATCAATTATTGATGACGATAATAAATTAAAAGATAAACCTGTAAATGTTAATAATTATTTGCAGAAGACTCTTTATAATCGTAGCCGCCGCAGAACTCACGGCGCTTCAAAAACCCACATGCCAAAATTTAATGATATGTTATCACATAAAAATCAATCATTTACAGATCCTTTAAATGTTAAGTCACTTTTAAAATTTAAAGAATCCGCCAGCGTAGATAGGTTTTATGATTCTAAGATTCGAGAAACTCAAAAATTATCAGGTGATATAAAAATTATTCTTGATAAATTTAAGAAATTCAAGTCAAATCAAAATGAGGAATCCTCAGATGATGATCAAGAATTGTTAATAGAAACAGAACAAAATGATAATAATGTATAAATATTATTATAGCAAAAAGGTTGTACAGGTATGAGTAATACAGTTTTAGATAAAAAAATTGTTCATAATCACAATAAGAAACGAAATGTTGGATTAATTTATGAATTTTTAATACGTCATATGACAAAAAATATTGTTGAAGGTAACAATAAATTAGCATCACAATCATTAGACGTTCTTAAGAAACATTTTAATAAAGATTCTGAACTATATAAAGAGTTTCGATTATTAAATTCTTTGTTTGCGACAACTGTCTCAAGCAAAGCAGTTGGCGCAAATATTGTGTCAGAAGCTCGTAAGCTCGCGGTGTCACATAATGCTAAAAAGCTTAACAAAGAAAAATCATTATTAATTAAAGATATAAATCATAATATTAATGAGCAAAAATTTTATAAGCAAAATGTTAATAATTACAAGATGTATGCAACAATACATAATGCAATACAGTGTTGGCGCAATCCAAATGTAGATGGTCTTCAAAAGTTAGCAAAATATGAAGATCAGATTGTATCATGGTTGGTGACACCAAAAGATGTACAACCGATAACAGAAGAATATTCTGATGCTAATAATTTTGTCGTACAATTAATGTCTAAAAAAATTAAAGAAAAATATATAAATGCTTTTTCTCAAAAACAAAACGTTCTAATTAATGAGTACATTATTGCAGGAAATAATAGTGTAAAAAAAGAACAGTTAAAAAATAAATTTATGTCAATTAAAAAAAATACAACACAACTAATAGATAAATACGTTAGTGAACAAAAACATGATGAATATTTGATAGAAAAGTTAAATATTGTAACCGATAAAATTAACAATATATCAGTTAATGTTAATAGCACAAATCTAAATTTAATGTTAATTTTAACAAAATTAAATGAAGGATTATCAAGTGAGATATAAAAATGTCAGACAATTCTAATAAATGTAGTTTAATAAGAGATGTTGCGATTTTTGATTATGATCAGAAATTAATTACAGAATCAAAAGAAAAAAATAACGGTAAAATTATTATGTCCGGTATTTTACAACGTTCCGATGTTGTCAACCAAAATGGCAGGGTATATCCTAAAAATATATTAGAACGTGAAATACGAAATTATCAAAAATTAATCGTAGAAAATCGTGCAATGGGTGAACTTGATCATCCTGCATCAAGTGTCGTAGAATTAAAAAATGTATCGCATGTTATTCGTGATGCAAAAATAGATGAAGAAGGTACCGTACATGGGCAAGTTGAAATATTAAATACACCAAGTGGACAGGTTTTACAGAGCCTAATTGAAAGTGGTATTAAACTTGGTATTTCTTCTCGCGGTGTAGGTACCACGAAAAAAAGCGGTGATTATGATTTGGTTCAATCAGATTTTCAATTAATATGTTGGGATTTTGTTTCGGAACCTTCAACTCCTGGTGCTTTTATGTTGTCTGAATCAAAACAAATTGATAAATGTGAACTTAATAAAATATTTACCAAATCCGATAAAATAGATAGAATTGTTAATGAATTATTGGATTCTATTGATAGTTAAAAATTAGGATGCGGTTATGACAAAAAAAGAATTAAAAGAATTAATAAAAGAATGCCTGATGGAAATACTTGTAGAAGGTGTTGGTAAAAACTTACATACATTAGTTGAAAATAAAAGAGCACCGTCATTTAAAGCAAAGCCTTCCCGTCGTAGTACTCGAAAAGTTATTGGATCTAAAACGCCACGAAAAAAAATGATCGACGAACATATGCAGTCAAGCATTAATGAGCTTACGCCTGATCCTATTATGGCATCAATATTTGCAGATACCGCTGCTACAACATTGGTTGAGCAAAACGTATCACCTCATAACTCCGCAAGAGGAAACATGGGCAGAACATCAGATGAAGCTTCGAAGGCTGCACAAAATATGGAACCAATGCAAATGGACGGCGCCCCAAACTGGGCAAAACTAGCGTTCGATTAACCTATTTTAGTTTTGTATTAATTATTATTGCGTTTTTTTGCAAAAAGATTTTTGCAACCAATATTTATTATCAAGATTTAAATGTAAGGTTGTTTAAAATTTAAAAACATTTAGAGGAAATAGTATGAAAGTATCAATTCAGAGATTACGTGAAATTGTCCAAGAAGAGCAGGACAAATTAGCCAAAACCCCAAAAGAGGCTGCAAAAGCAGTACCTGAAGTTGATGCCGATGAAATGGGTACTGCATTAGAACAACATTTAGATTTTATGAAAGTATTAAAAATTAAAGAAGTACGAGCGATTCGCCGTGCCAATCGTTTACGCGAACAACGAAGAAAAATTAGTAAACGAATTAATGAATTAAAAAAATAGGATATTATTATGGCGTCATTAACAAATAGACAAGGCGGTATAGTTCATACGCCTGATCCTGGAAAAGAAAAGTTTGCAAAAGGTTCTGCTGGTCATGAAGATTTGAAAAAAATATATGATCACCCTAAAAATGATCTTGGTGAAAAGTATACGTTGGATGAAGCATTGGAATTATTACATCCCGCGGAAGTTAAAGGTAATCCTGATTTTGCCGAAGGCCAGGATATGCAGTATGGTCAATCTCCAGATCAGCAGGACAGTACTGCCGATGATATTGCAGGTACAGAAGGTTATGCGCCTCGCCCACACGTTGAAGGTACTAATACCGTTAAGACTGATGTTGATCCAGTAAAACCTCAGGCTGCAGTTACGGGCCAGGGTGGGTTAGCAAAACCAGCATTAAACAAAAAACCTATAAAACTTGGTGATACTCTTAGCATGGGTAAAAGTAAATAAGTGTTAGAATTAAATGTCAGGTAAATATCCTAAAACATTTCCTCAGCACTTTAATCCAAAGATTGATGCTAAAATTAAAGGAAAGTCTGATACATATAATTTAGAAAAATTATATCCAAAAACACCAAGGTTAGCAAAGTACGATGATCATGATGTTATTAGTTTAGCAGAAAAAATATTAAACCCAAAAAATATAAAACTCATAACACCAGAATTTCCTGACGGGGTAATGCTTGATTATACGAATGATCCTGCAGATCAAAATGATGTTAAGCAAATAGATTCAGGTGAAAATTCAATCCCCGGCGAAGGATACGCACCATTACCACATATTAAAAATGGTTCTCCTATTGACGATACGATGCCAAGAAAGCCGGCTGCAACAGATTTTGATAACTTGCCAAACGTAAAAATATCATCCAAACAAGCCGCTGTTGACGTTACGGATATATTAATGCCTGGAACATCTGCTAAGGCAAATTAAAATGAAATTGTCCGGAATTATGTTGTTACGCGAATATATTAAATCCATAGCTTTTCCTGCGTCAAATGTAAAACATAAATATTTTATGTATAAAGCACAATCTAGTTTTCCATATAAAGACCCTCCAGGTGAAACTATACTGGATGATGAAGAATTATATGAAGACGACATGATTTATGTTTTAAAATCAAAATCATCCAAAAATACAGCCGGCTCAAAGCGAGGGTGGGCTTCTCCACCTGTAACCGATATCGGCGATAAAAATGATAAAAAAAAGTATTTTTCGTTAAAAAGTTTAATAAAAAGAAATTAAAAATTTATTAATTTGAAATAAAAGTTATATTTTATTAAACTTTTTATTTGTTTATTGATATTTATGAAGTAAATGTGTATTTTTTAGTGAGTATTATTTATGTCCAAAACATTATATGAAGAAGCCCTAATAGATCTCGAGCAGCTTAAACAAGTTGCCGAAAGTAATGCAAAAAATGCGATTATCGACGCGATCACTCCAAAAATTAAGCGATTAATTGAAAAACAGTTAATCGATGACTATAGTGAAGCCGATAGTCTCCACGATGATGACCTTGATGATGATGATATATTAATGGACCTACTTGATGATAAAAGTGATTCTACCGATATATCAGGAGCGCAAGGTATTGAATTATCACCTGACGGTACCGTAACTCTCGATTTAGGCGAGTTTTTAGTATCAGATGAAGAATCAGAAGAACTAGATGGCGAACAGATTGTTGAACCTGTTGTAGACCTTGACGACGACCTTGTTTTTGACACCACCGAATCAATAGAAGAAGACGATGGTGAAGAAGAAGAAGATAAAACAAAAAAAGAAAATGAATCAACAAACAAAACTTTACATGCTACCTCAACAATTCTAGAGATAAAAAAGACAATTATGTCTTTGATTTCTGATGTTAAAAAAAGGAAGCTATGTGATGTCGACGCTTTATTGCATCGAACAGAATGCATTTATAACGAAGTGCAAGAATCCAATATTGATAAAGATAAGCTATCTTTATATGAAAACAAGTTGGAAAATGTTTATAAACAATTACAATTATTAAAAAAAGAAAATAACAATAAGGAGAATACGATGTTAAATGAAGAAGAGGTCTTGCTTAAGCTTGACTTAGGAGACGAAGTCGACGTCGATGCTGATGCAGTTGATGTTGAGGTCGTAGCCAGCGATGAAGAAGCTGGCGAAGAAGAAGAAATGGAACTGGACGATGAAGTACTTGAAATTGACGAAAAAGATCTTGTAAGAGAACTAAATCGTTTACGTGCCTCTCGTTCAACAGTTACCGAAGAGGATGAAATGGAAGCTGATGCAGGCGCAGACGCCGCGGCCGATGATTCTGCCGATGATTCTGCCGATGTTGACGTGGATGCAGCTTCAACTGCCTTACAGGACTTAGGTACTGCCTTAGGCCTTAGCGTTGCAGTTGAAACTGATGACGCTGCTCAAGAAGAAGACGCTGAAGAAGATGAGATGGAAGAAAATCGCCGTACTCGTTTTGAAGCTCGTCGTCTTCGACGTAATGGCCAGCTCGCCGAGCGCGGTTCAAAAAACAAAAAAGTTAATACTCTTGCTAAGCAATTAAAAGAATACAAGAGTGCAGTTGCACAACTGCGTAAAAAGTTGACAGAAACAAATCTGTTCAACGCCAAACTTCTATATACGAATAAAATGTTGCAGAATGAAAATATTACGTCAAAGCAAAAACTATTTATTGCTGAAAGACTTGATGAAGCACGCAGTTTAAGAGAAGTTAAGATTATTTTCAACAGTCTCGCGGATTCAATGAGTTTACGTCGTGTAAATGAATCTGCGCGTAGCAAAAGGCGCGTTCTTGGATCATCTTCCAAGACGACCCGCACTAGTGCTGCGAATTTGAATGAGTCTGTAGAAGCTCAGAGATGGGCTAAATTGGCGGGATTAAAGTAAATCAAATTTAAACAAAAAAGGTAAATTATTATGAGTAAAAATTTTAGTCTAGACCAGTTAATGACTGGTATTAAAGATCGAAATGTAGGTGATGATAATAACCGCCTACTTGAAAAGTGGAATCGAACAGGTTTGCTTCGTGGATTAGAGACAGACGGCCAGCGTGGAGAAATGATGGCCCGTCTTCTTGAAAACCAGGCAGCACAACTTTTGCGCGAGGCAAATTCTCTTTCAACAGGCGGCGGCGCACTTACATCAAGTGGTCAGGTTCGTGGTTTTTCAAATATTGCATTTCCAATTGTTCGTCGTGTATTCGGTGGATTGGTTGCAAATGAATTGGTATCAGTTCAGGCAATGAGCCTGCCTTCAGGTCTACTGTTCTACCTTGATTATACATATGGTAGTGCGGTTGGTCATGATGGCCCGGCAACTGGTACAAGTTCTTCAACAGCGAACACTTATGGTGTTGGCCAATCATTGTATAACTTACCATCAGGTAAGGGAATCCGTACTGGTTCTGCTGGTATCGGTGGTATGCATGATCTTGTTGGTTCAGGTTATTCAAAGGTCCATTCTGGTTCACGAGTTGCTCTGGTAGCTGGTAATGTGGGTACATTTTCAGTCGCAGGAAAGTCAATGCCACAAACCGATGCCGGCCTCGCTGCTGATCCTACTGTTGCTAGTTCAACATCATTTTCTGGTTCAAACGCCCGTTTCATGAACTTTGATCCGCAGGTTGAAAAAGCAATTGATGATGGCGATCTTGATGTCGTCTTCGTTCATGTCACGACTGCAGCCATTACGGCAACAAATGCAAATGCTGATCTAGTATCTGTTGATCAAATGGCACTTGTTTCAGGTCTTGGTAATTGCTCCTCTTGGGGTGACCAATATCAGGGTGGCACAGGAGTATTGAACCTCCGTCGCCTTAATAAACGTGGTACTCTTGCATCAGGTGTTTTTACGCCGGATGCTCTTAACGGTACACACGTTCAGTTTGTTTGTAAGGTTGCAAATGCAGCAGCAACAGGTTCCTTAACACCAGGCGGCGTTGAACTTTCATGTGCTCTTGCAGATTCTCTTGACGTTGATTCAACCGATGGTTCAACATTAGCTGTACCTTCATTTGAGTCAAACTTTGCATCAACACCGAGTGCTGCGATTCCAGAAATTGATATCAAAATTGAGTCAATTGCTGTAACGGCATCCACCCGTAAGTTGCGCGCAAAATGGTCCCCGGAATTGGCACAAGACCTTAATGCATACCATTCGTTGGATGCAGAGGTCGAGTTGACACAGATCCTTTCAGAGCAGATTGCTCTTGAAATTGATCGTGAAATTCTCAATGACCTTGTTACGCAAGCAAATGGTGCAAATCTTTACTGGTCACGTTCACCAGGTAAGATTGTCAATAAGGTATCAGGCGCTGAAGTTACCAAGTCATCAACATTAGCATCAGGTCCTGCATTTACAGGCACTGTACGCGAATGGTATGAGACCCTAACTGAAACAATCATTGATGTTGCTAATACGATTCATCGTAAAACACTTCGTGGCTCCGCAAACTTCATCGTTACATCCCCGGATGTATGTACGTTGTTTGAGAACTCATTGTTGTACAAAGCAAACATCAAACTTGATAGCGATGGCCAGGTTGGTTCACCGTTCTCACTTGGTGCAGAACCAGTTGGTTCTTTAACAAATCGCTTCACGGTCTACAAAGATCCTTATTTCCCGACGAACAAGGTTCTCGTAGGTTATAAGGGTGGTAGTTACCTTGAAACAGGTTATGTTTATGCACCGTATGTACCGCTAATAGTTACACCGACGATCTTTGGACCAGAGGATTTCACCCCGCGTAAGGGTGTTATGACTCGTTATGGTAAGAAGATGGTTCGTGCCGACTTTTATGGTACCGTAACAATAATGGACATGAACATAATCTAAATTAGATTAACATATTCGTTTAAAAGAAGGAGCCGCAAGGCTCCTTCTTTGTTTGTATGTGATGTATTTCATATACATTTTTTTTTATTT